CCAGTAAGAATTTAAATTGTTTGCAGCACAGTGATTATGAATTTCTTGTCCTTGTCCAGCATAACTTGCATTATACCAAAAAGACTCAAAGAAAATAGTATCTTGCAGTTTATAAGATTGCAAAAGTTTTTGTATTTGACTATAAAGATCTTTTTTAAGATTACTGATAAGAGAACGATCTATGTATGGATCGTTTTCTAAAACATTAGGAAAAGATGTATTTATTGAAACGTGCCAACCTTCAGGTTTTCTATCTACTTTCTCAAAGTTATGAAATCTTTTAGAATATTGTTCATGTTTTTCAAAATCACATATTAAAAGAGGAGTAGCAAGAATAGGAAGACATCCATGATTAAATGTCATTCCTCACCTTCATCTTTTTTATTAAATCCAAATGGTCCTTCTTTTTCTTCCAAAGCAAACTTCAAAGCAACACCACCAACTGCTTCCATAACACGCAGAATATCTTCTGCTTTTGCTCCTTCACCAAGTTCTCCAGCAACGTACCAATACTTAGGCCAGAAAGTTTCACCTGCTTTTTGATAATCTTCAAGTGTCAGAATTTTCATTTTTTAGTTCCTCCTCAATTTGTTCATCTAGGTCAACAATCACATTACGAATTTCAACAATTCGTACCGGCACACATTTGGGGTCGTATGTGTAAATCTTCTGCTCGTCAAAAAGAACTTGCCTAATTGCAGCAGCAGATTTTACGTCAAGATTGAGAGTAATCATAAATCTCCTTCCTCACGATTTTCAGAATAGTACACATCAAACTGTCCACCAGGATAACGCTTTTCAAGTTTCTTGACGTTACGAGCAACAACCTCATCAAAAGGAACTCCTAGCGCCATACATGCTTGTGCCACATACCACATCAGATCACCAAGTTCAATAACAAGATGTTCTTTGTTATGATCATCCCAAGGTTTACCTTGAAAGATCATCTTCTTAATAATCTCAAGAAACTCCCCGCCCTCAGCATTAATACCAACACCAGCAGTTAGAAGGCGTTCAATATTAGCGCCCTTCTCATCTAGTTCAACTAGACGATCAGAAAGAGCAAGAAAATCTGTAGATGCATCAGAAGTTACAGCATCAACAAACTTTTCATAGCGTTCAAAATCAACTTGCTTAGTCATTGAAATAAATTTTATATGTGTGAATTATAGCAGAATGCGAATGATTAGTCAATCGCTAATTGTTTTAGGTTGGATTGTTGAAGATAAATTTTCTGCTCGTTTATCACAACATAATCTGGTTCATCCCTAACAGTCCATGAACCACCAACTCCACCATCCATGTTTACAACAATATCAGTAGAGGAAAGATATTTTTCAGAATCTACATTTACAGTTTGATAAACTGGTTTAAATTGATAGTAGTGTCCATCCCAAGTTTTATTTCGACTCCCAACAAGAAAGATAGCGTCTCTAAGAGCACCACAATCAGCAATTTTTTTATCGTTAGGATCGAATACAGAAAAGTAACCGTTCATAGTTTTTTGTGTAACCAGCATTTTTCATAAACATCAAACTCTTTTCCCTCTAAGCATTCATTTACTGCTTGTTTTACTGAAGGAAAATAATCTTCATAATCATGTCCACCAATAATTCCACCAAGTTTTACTTTGGGCATCCAGGTTTCAATATCAAGTTTAACATCTTCATATGCATGTGATGCATCGATGAATACAAAATCCAAAGATTCATCCTCAAACTTTGTAGAAGCTTCTACTGAGGTCATCTTCATTTCAATGAAATAGTCTTTCAGTGGTTGCATATTGGTTTTCCAGATAGTATATAGTTCCGAAAGAACATCCCAATCTTTATGGTCTGGTCCACCTTCCCAATGATCAACACAATAAAAATCAATATCTTTTTCAGAATTAGCAATCTCTACTGCCATGTACGCAGAAGACTTACCTTTCCAACATCCTACCTCAACAAACTTACTGCCACTAGGAAATAACTCAACTACAGAATCATATACAGTTGGATATGTGAACCAGTTCTCACCAAATTGTTCTTGATTGTAGATGTGTTCCATGATTAAATTATAAATCCAGCAAATGATTTCTTCGGTTTGTCTTCCTCATAATTATACTCTTCTTCCTGACCAGAGTCAAGAATATCATTCTGTGCAGTTTGTTCACAATCATACAATCTCATCTTGGCACGATCAATACCCACGATAAATCTTTTATTCATGGTGGGATCGTTATACCTATTCTTCAACTGCTTTACCATAATCTGTCCAAGTTGTTCCAACTCCTCAGTAGAGATGAGGGCAAACATAAGATCAGCAGTAGCAGGGAGACCAAAGGACTCACTAGTGTCAGTAATATCAACATCAGAGCTACCATAACCAGAACGAGTGGTCTGGGTGGCAGATACGATAGGGACCTGGGCTTCGACAGCCAACCCTCTAAGCTCTTCTGCAATAGCCTTAATATAGCTATATGAATTGACAGAAACGCCTGACTTATACCTGCTGGAAGCACATATATTAAGGTAATCAATGAAAATAATGTCAGGTCTAAATGACTTCTTAAGTGCAAGTTCATTAAGAAGTGCCTTAAAATGTCCACTATGGGCGCTTGCAGTTGGATACTCTTTAATTATAAGAGATCCCTGAGTTTTTTTCGACAGATTGACTACTTTGTTTTCAAAAGAGGATTTAGGCAGATCAGTAAGATCTTGGATGGGTACGTTGAGCAGGTTTGCATCAATACGTTCTGCAATTTTCTCTTCTGCCATCTCCATTGTAATGTATAGCACGTTACGTCCGTTAAGCAGAATGGAGCTAGCCATATGGCACATGAACAAAGACTTACCGACACCTGTCCCAGCAAGAGCGATATTGAGAGTCTTGTTAGGAAGACCACCCTTCGTAATCTTGTTAAAGTATTCAAGATCAAAGGGTATACGATCCTCTTTGCGGTGATAGGATTCATATCGTTCTTCATAATCTCCTAAGTAATCGTGTCCAATATGATTATCAAAAGAAACCGCTAGTGCATCCGAAAGGATAGATGGGATTGCATCGCGGTTTTTCTTTTTATCATCCCCATCAGCAATGCTGATAGATTCCATGAGTGCCAGATAGATAGCACGATCCCTACACCACTTCTCAGTAGTATCTAATAACCACTGCTGATCAGCAGGCATCTCTGAAAGATTAACAATGATCTCTCTGGATTCTTTAACTTCTGTTTCTGTAAGATCAGTTCGGTTTTCTACTTCAATTGAAAGTGCTTCGGTTGTGATTGCATTACCATACTTCACAATGAACTGAGTAATCTCCTCAAAGATTATCTTTTCAGTTCTCTGCTCAAAATAATCAGGTTCAATAAACGGAATTACTTTGCGAGAATACTCTTCATTGAAAACTAGGTTTCGTAGAATAGTTGCCTCAATTCGTTCCATAAGAATAGTTTTGTTTTGCAATAGTGTCTAGTTGTTCCATCACCTCAGGGGTGAAGTAAGTATCAGGATCTTTTAGGATTGCTTTCGCATACACCTTCTTACCATCTATTTCATATCTACCAGCAACGTTTTTCCAAAGTCCGCCAATCTCACCGAGTTCAAGAAGACCATAATATCGATCAAGACCACGCTCATCATAATAAAGACGTATCGTGACATCCTTGTTCTCCTTGCTTAAACGCGACTTAGCAGTCTTTGCCTTGATAAGGTTTCCAACGACATCGGTGCCGTCTTTCTCCTTCTTTTTGCTGAGATGGATGATTGTAGAAGCAGCATACTTGAGTCCACTACCTCCTCCCATTTCTTTAGTTGGAACATAAGCACCGATAACATCATAAGTGTGGTTAGTAACGATCATTGGAATGTTTGCTTGACCCAACTTGAGTGTAAGCATTCTGAACGCACCCTTGATAAGTTGAGATTTTGTCATATCCCGAACTTGCTTATCGTTGAGCGCATCAGTGATCTCTTTCTCAGTTGAGAGCATCCCCAATGAGTCTAGCACAAACATGCAGGGTTTGCGATCTTCTGTTGCTTTTTTCATATAAAGATCTACTGCCCTGAGTGCCTTGCTGCGGAACTCCTCAACAGTAACAACATTGACCACTACCACACGATCAAGAGGTAATCCTCTGCTCTCTAGAAGGGACTTGTTAACTGCTGCTTCTGTATCAAAGTATAGACAGTACCCATCAGGATTAGAATCAAGAAAATTTTTAACGACAGCGAGGCTGAAGAAAGTTTTGCCAGTACTAGACTCGCCAGCAATGGCAGTAATCTTATTCCCAGATACACCACCAAATATACTACCTGAAACCAGTGCGTTAAAAATGTACGAACCCGTGTCCACATATTTTTCAGTATCGTCAATGTCTGATGCGATTTTTGTGTAGTCATCTCCAATCTCTTTTACAATTTCTTTTAGGAAGTCCATTATGCAAAAAATAGTTCTAAGTTTACAGTTTTCTCAACGTTCCATCCAATGGCATCTAGAATTGCTTTAAGTGGTTCGACAAAACTCTTTTCAAATTGTAGTTCATAGTCTATGTATTTGTCAAGATCCAATTCTTTCGGAAAATCCTGAATGAAAGAGATTACATTTTCATGAATAGTATTAGGTTTTTTGAGATAAAGAAATTTAATCTTTTCACCATTATTAATTAATGAATACTTATTAGTAAGTTTCTTCTCTTTAATATAATGATTGAATAGTAAAGCACCACGACAATGAATTGGAGTTCCTTTTGAATAGATATCAGAATGTGATTTATACTTTACAACGTCAGATACAGAACGTGGAAATGCAATTTCTTCTGGCGGAAGTTTCTTAAAATCCGAACGACACTTATCAATAAATTCAATAACATCTTCCTCAGTGCCATTCATCATCAATTTAAGACCATCTTTAATCATCGTTCTACATGGTGCAGGAGTTGAAGATTTAACTGCCTCAATACCCATCATCTTTAGTTTAGGTTCAGTATATTGAACCCCTTCACTATTCCACACGTTGAGAATATATCGCTTCTTCGCAGTCCAAATACCACGTTCAGCAATATTCTCACGTTTCATTTGCATTTTTTGTTCATATGCCGAAACGTAGTCCGCAAGTTCCTGATAAGATTGTTCGATGAATGGTTCAAACTTTTCCTGGCAGATCTTATCAAGTAAGGAAACAATTGCTGCTTTATCGCTAGACTTACTAGCAAAAAATTTATCAACAAGAGGTCCAAGGTTAAGATAGATTGAGTCAGTGTCAGATGCGATGACATAATCTTCTCCCTTAGTTTGCAAAATCTTATTTAGATACGTATTCATCTTGTTCTCAATCCAACGGATAGAGACTTGACCAGAAAGCGTAATCGCCTCCGCATTGGCCAGTTTATAATACCTAAAATACTGATTACCGATAGCACCATAAGCAGAGTTGAGTTGAATCTTGCGAGCCATCTGAATGTTATTACATCGTGCAATCTCTTTCTCCAGATCTTTTGTTGGAGTTTTTTCATATGCTTGTTTTGCAGAAAGCATTTTCTTTTTGAAGACTGTGCGATCTTTATAAATCTTTTCCATCAACTCAGGTAGAAACCCACGCTTGTCTTTACGATACATAGCACCGTTAGCACATACAGCACTATCCTTATACATCTCAAAGGTCAATTCTTCATTCAGAATCTTATCAACGGTTGCAGAAGGATGTCGAGTATCCTGCAAGGTTTCTGGTGAGATGTTGTACTGCATAATAAGATGAGGATACAGACTATTAAGGTCAAAACTAACAACCCAATCATACTTTCCAGGAATTGGTTCCTTCACGTAGGCACCAGCATATTTTGCATCTTTATCTGAACGTTCTTTAGGAGGAATAACAATATTCCTCTTCTTCAGATAATTGTAAATGATGGTATCCCACATACGAACTTGAGAAAATACATCAGCATAGTTTGCCTTAGCATCATATGCCATAACGATTGCAAGTTCAATCAGTTTCATCTTGTCCTCCAATCGGTCAACAAGTTCCACGTCAATAATGTTGTACTCTACAAACTTTTGCCACCCATTAGTGTAGAAGTCTTTGAATGTATCAAACTCACTGTGATCTAACTTCTTCTGTCCAAGTTCTACACTTGCAATATAATCTAATCGATATGATTCTTGTGCCTTATACGTAAACTTCTTATAAAGATTGAGATAATCAAGTTGTGTAATACCGCCAACATCATAAGAAATGTGTTTACGTCCAGCAATATAAGTTTCACGTTCAGTGACTAATCCCCAAGGAGAAAGTCGCTTCATCAACTTCTCACCAAGAACACGTTCAATACGTCGTACTAAGTACGGCATATCATACAGTTCACTATTCCAACCAGTTACAACCTCAGGAGTATTACCCTCAACCATCCACCAGTTAATAAAGTCATTGAGTAGATCGTACTCATTATTAAACTGTTTGTAGTAATGATTTCCTTGCTTAAGTTTGAACGGTCCTTGTCCCCAAGTAATGATCTCCTTTGTGGTGTAATCTTGAAGTGTGATGAGCAAAACTTCTTCTGCAGCAGATTCTACATCAGGGAATCCATTCTCAGACTTGACCTCAATATCAATTGTAGTTAGTTTGATCTTACTAATATCAAACTTAATTTCATCACCAGGATAATTTTCAGAAATGTACTGATAGATATAACCAGTATTTCCGTAGATATTAAAATTTTCTACGCCCTCATACTTTTTGACAAAATCTCTACACTCACGCACAGATCCTGGTTTAATTGATTCTACATATTCTCCTGTTAATGTTTTATACTTTGTTTGACGTTTAGAAGGAACAAAAAGAGTGGGATTAAATTTTTCGCGTGTCATAAAATGTTTGCCATTTTCATATCCACGAACCAAAAAATTATCCCCTACCAATTGAACATTCGTGTAAAATTTCATCGGATGTTTTCAAATAACGTTGTTCAGATTCAAAAGTTTTTGATATTACATTAGCAGGTTGTCCGTTCAACTCTTCATAAACTGAGATAAACATTGCAAAATAATGCCAAAATCTATGTGGTATATATTGAGGAGATAAGCAAACAAATACATGATCAAATTTTTCATTCTCATCAATAAGATAACCATCTCTAGTTGTATGAATATAATTATCTTCTCCAATCAATTCAGTATTAAACTGGGTCCACTCAACATTTCTGCTATTTTCATTACGAATCCAAGTATAAGAATTTAATTTTTCTTTAAACTTTAAATAAGCAATCCAGTTTCCTTCATTGACTCTACCACTTGATTCTATTTCATGAAATTCTTTACTCAGTCCTTCATTAATGTCTCCCATGAGATCTACATAATCACCA